CAAAGAAAATCTATTAAGCAAATTATATCAAACATTCTTGATCTTGTCAAGAGTAAAATTGCTTTACCTAATTTTAAGCCAAAAAAGCGGGAATTCACCGAGAAAGATTTTAAACTAATTCAAAATTTAGTAGAAAAAAATAAAGGAAATTTCCCCAAATCTTGGCAAGAATTTTATCAAATTACAGGAACTAATAAAAACACTTTTAACAACTAAATTCAAAATAATATGTCCCTGATTAAGCACACCGCAAATTTTACTACAATTTCAAACCACATTTTACACTCAAAGGATCTAACTTGGAAAGCAAAAGGAATTTACGCATATCTAAACTCAAAACCTGAAAACTGGGCTTTTAGCATAGAAAGAATAGCAAGAGAGAGTAATGACACAACCTACTCAACCGAGCAAGGAATCAAAGAATTAAAACAATCTGGGCTACTAGTCCAAAAGGCAAGGTTAGTAAAAAATAGTAAAGGGCAAAACATTTTGAGCGGTCAAGAATACCACCTTTACAGTGAAATTAAAAAAGTCAAAGAAAGTGAAAATAAAGAACCGTCCACCACAATTACCGTCCCCCCGAATTTCCGCCACACGGAAACTCCGCCCCACGGAAATCCAGCCACTCTTAATAAGACTATAATAAATAAAACAGAATATAAAAAAATAGAGAATAAAGAAAATAAAGAAAATACAGTGGATTTTGAAGTTCAATCTAAAACTCCAAATACCACTCAACCATTAAACATTAATTCTCTCTCTAATTTCTTTGGGTTATCTCAAGAAGAAAAAGAGGATATGGATATATTCCGATCCTTAAACACTTTAATACTATTTCTTTCTGGAAAAGGACTTGTAGTGGAAGATTTAGAGAAAATTAAAACTAATCTTAAACAAGAAGAGTTTACCAAAAACAGATTTAGCAAAAAGCACTGGGGAGGTTGGATTAACGACTACCAAACTCAAAAAACAGAAGAAAAACTAAAACAATTTACCATTACCAAAGACCCAAATTATGGTAAAACGGGAATTAGTTACTCATACTACCTCTACCACTGGAATAAAGGCGAAATACCAGAAGAAACAACCCAAGAATTTTTATCAAATTATTTTTTCAACTAAACTAAAACCAAAACCTTATGTCTAAAAAACCCCTCAAACTTACAAAAACCCCTCATTTTGACGAGAAAGTAGAACAAACACTACTTGGCTCAATCCTAGTCTCTGGAAAATACGCAAACGAAGTTATGGACGATATAGCAGAAATTGTTGACAGCACAATGTTTTACTTTGAGAAACACCAATATATTTTCTATTTTATGGAAATTCTGTGGAGAGCAGAAAAAGAAATTTCCACGATTTCAATCGTTGACCTTGCTAAACTTGGTGAAATTGATTTAACCATTAACGAACTTATTAGAATTTCAGCGACAAGTTCACTAACGGCTTCAAGTAAAACATCAGCTCACCTAATTCGCAGAATGGACAGTGAAAGGAAAATTTTAGCAATTTGTGAAGACGCCCTTGAAAAAGCTCAAACAGAAAATCACCTAGAAAGTAAATTGGAAGAAATTAAAAACACAATTGAAAATTACGAACTCAAAAAAGATGGAGTGGAAATCAAAAGCTCAAAAAAGATGTTTTCTGGACTTCTCCAAAAGAAAATTGACCAAGCGACCGCTGAAAATTACAAACCAAGCATTAGCTCAGGAATACCACAAATGGACATTGAAAACGCTATTTTCAAAAAAGGCAACCTAGCAATAATTGCAGGGCGACCTGGAAGTGGAAAAACTGCCCTTGCTGCAATCTTGATTGATAATTTTTGTCAAAAAAATCTAAACTCATTATTTTTCAGTTTGGAAATGACTGAAGAACAGATGACTGAAAGAATGTATGCTTTTAAAGCCCAAGTCTCCCCAACCGTAGTCCAAAATTACGGAATGAAAGGATCAGAAGGCTCAACCAGAATTCACAAAGAAAAACTTGAAATGGCGGAAGCTTACTGGGAAAATACTCCATACCAAGCCGTTTTTAACTGTAAAATGGACATTTTCAAACTAATTAGAGATATCAAAATAGCTTACAAAAAGAAACCTCTAGATATTGTTTTGATTGACCAACTAAGCGAAATAACTACTGGCAAACTTTTCAACCAAAAAGACACAATCCTAATCAGGGAATATGTAGTCTCAAACTTAAAAAAATTGGCTTTAGAACTTGATATTCCAATTATTTTATTACACCAGCTAAGCAGAGAAGCTGACAAAAGAGACAATAAAATTCCCCAAAATAGCGACCTCAAAGACTCTGGCTCTGTGGAAGAAAAAAGCGATATGATTTGGCTACTCCACAAGGATGAAGAAAAAGGCAACTACAAGATTTTTATTACCAAAAATAGAAACGGCAAAATTTCCAAAGTTGAACTAAAATGGGATACAAAACTTGCCAGAATAATTTACTAACCAAAACCCAACCCTAGCATTTCAAAACCTTTTAAAATCTTTTCAACAAAAACTATGTCAATCACTACCACAGAAACAATAGAACAATTAACCGAGCAAAAAGTTGCGGAATATTTCCAAACCGCAGAACCAGACATTAGAAAAATGAGATATAAAAGCCACGACATCCTTTTTGACGATTATATTTCCCTAGTCTTAAAAGTTCAAGTAATGGAAGAAATACTACAAACACTTTTTAAAATTCACATAAACTTATCAAAATAAAATATGCTAGAAAACCAAATCAGTAAAGTTTATGATAATCTAAAAAAAGATTTAAGTATTTCCTCACAAGGTTTTGAAATTGTAGTGGAAGAGGGATCTAAATATTTAAACATCAACAATTATCTTAAAAAGAATAAAACAAAATTATTGATCAGCGAGGAGACAATGAAAGAAACCCAAAAAACCAAAAACCAACTTGCCAGTAATTATTACAAGCTCAACCCAAATTTGCCAAATAATGAAAAAACCAACTCATCAATTTCTTTTACAACTTACGAGGATGTTTGGATTTTGTTAGGAGTGGCAGTCAAAGAAAATCACACTCCAGATTCAATTAGGACAAGGGAAAGGGTATTACTCAAAGAATTTACAGACCCAGAACTTGACCGTTTTGCTCAAATGAACTTTCAACAAAAGCGAGAACTTTTAGCTAGAAAATTCAACGGCAAAAATGGTGAAAGAATAAAAATAAATATAAAGCAAGCAGAAATCCTTGACCGTATAGACCGACTAGAAAAACTTTTAAACAAACTTTGTAAAAAACTTATTGACTAAAAATTATGAAAAAACAAACTGAAAATATTACAGAAGACCAAACAAAACCTAAGAGAGAGTTGACAATGAAACAAGAGAATTTCTGCCGAGAATATATCCTTTGTGGTAATGCCAGTGAGGCCTACAGGAGAGCTTATGACTCTGAGAATATGAAGCCAGAAACAATTCACAACAAGGCTAGTGCTTACCTGAAATATGATGAGATAAGGGCGAGGATTGAAGAATTGAAGAATAGTCTTGAAGAATTGCTTGGAATTAACAAAGCAACCGAGATAAAAGAGCTAATTAGAATTAGAGAACGCTGTATGAAACCTATGCCAAAAATGATTTGGGTCAAAGATGAAAGAGGCAAACCCGAACTTGTCCAAAAAGAAGATGAAAATGGCGACCTAGTTTTTGAGTTTGATTCAGCTGGGGCAAATTCCGCCCAAGATAAAATTTTCAAAGCAATGGGTTATTACGCTCCCCAAAAAGGAGAACTCTCAGGCCCTGACGGCAAGCCAATCCAAACTCAATCCACAATTTCCCAACTTGACAGCGAAAAACTAAAAAATCTTGATCCCGAAAAACTTTTGGCACTCAAAAAAGCAGTGGACATCCAAAACGAACTTTTAGCAAATGGCTAGATTTGGACAGTTCAAACGAGAAGACTTTTAGCTAAATAGTGTCTAACTTAAAGCTATTTTCACCAGAAGACATCAAAAATATTGATCGTGAATTTTACAAGCGGTCTTATTATGAATTTTTTAAAAAAGCAGCGACCGTGCTAGAACCCGAAACTGATTGGAGTTTTAACTGGCACATCAAATATGTTTGCGACATTTTACAAGAAGAGATTTTTAGAATAAAAGACAAAAAGCCAAAAGAACACGACCTTGTTGTCAACATCCCCCCTGGAAGTTCCAAATCTTACATTTTTTCAGTTTGCCTTACTGGCTGGGCTTGGCTTCACGCTCCGCACTTAAAAATAGCTAGCAATTCCTTTAACGCCGACCTTTCCACCGACCACACAATGAAGTCAAGAAATTTAATTGAAAGCACTTGGTATCAAGATTTATGGAGTGATTTATTCCAGCTCAAAAAAGATAATAACAAAAAAACTGAATTTGAAAATAATAAAGGCGGTATCCGTCGCTCGTCCGCTCAAACTGGACGACATTTTGACATCATTATTGGCGATGACTTGCTAAACCCCAAACTGGCAAGCAGTGAAACAGAGCGAGAAAATGCTAATGATTTCTGGTTTAAAACAATTCCAAGCCGTTTTCGCAACCTAAAAACTGGTTTAAAAGTTGTAGTAATGCAAAGACTCCACGAAAGCGATGTTTGTGGCAAAATCAAAGAAAAAGATTTAAATTACAAATGGGTAGTGATTCCAGCCGAGCTACAAGGCAACCTTTGCCCAAAAGAATTAGCAGAAAATTACAAAGAGGGTTTATTTTGGCCAGAAAGATTTCCACAAGAGGCACTAAACGAGCAAAAAAAAGCACTAAGCCCGAGAGAATACGCCGGACAATATCTCCAAAAACCAGCACCAGACGACGGCATAATTTTCAAAAAAGACTGGTTCGGCAGATTCAGGTCAGCAGATTTACCAGAAAATATCCCAAAACAATTTTATACAGACTCGGCTAATGGAACTGAAAAATCAGACAATACAGCCACAATTTGCTGGAGTTTATTCAAAGGCAATATCTACATTTGGTCGGTGGAGGCAATAAAAAAGCCCTTACCTGAATGGTGCGATTGGTATATAGAATTTACCAAATTACTCGGAGCAACAAACAATTCTCATCATTTTGTAGAAAACAAAGCGAATGGATTTGCGATTGAACAAACTTTGAGACAAGCCACAAACTTAAACATTTTACTAGATAAAACCCCTCCTGATCAATCTAAAATTATGAGAGCCGAAACAAGTGCAATTACTGCACGTGTTGGACGTGTCTTTTTGCTTGAAAATGCTCACTGGATTGATGATTTCCTTTATGAATTAGCAGTTTTCCCCGCTGGTAAATTTGACGACCGTGTGGACTGTTTTAGTGGGTTAATTAGAAACTCTGATTTAGATTGGACTGAAACTTTGGAAAAAGATGATGTAGTTGTTTTTTAGTAATTTTGACAGTTCAATTTGGAAAAGGTAATTTATAGAGTATTATACTTTATGTTTGGCTTTGAGAAAATTAACAACGCAGTCTCAAATTTCTTTGGTAAAAATGAAACCAAGGATAACGAAACTTTAATAAGAGGTTTTTTAGACCATTTAGGCTATAATGGCGGAGAAACTAACTTTTTACAACCACAAATAAATATTCACGGCTATAATGGAAATAGTGGTGTAAGCGACTATACTATTAACCCTTTGGATGTGTTTCAAATGTGTTCCCAAGACAGTTATTTTAGCAGTCTAGTCAAAACCGCTGAGGAACAAATCTTTGTCAATGGTGGTTATTTTGACGCCCAAATACGCCGTTTGCCAGAACTACAATCAATTTACAAAAAATATAAAATTGAAGAACTTTTAAGAAAGATTTTTAAATACGAATTTGCTGAAGGTGGTGGCAACTGGATTTTATACCCAAAAAATAGAAAATTAGTCGTTGACCCTTTTTGGGCTGAAGGTTCTCACCGTGTCAAAATTTATGGTGATAATGATGAGCGTGAGATTTTTAAAGCTGATATTTTAAGCTATTCGCGAGGTCAAACAGCTATTCGTTCAATCGCAATTAACCAAGACAACCGCTTTATTAAAATAGGTAGATATGAGGACGGCGGAAGTTATATGTTCAGCTCCAACCCAGCTAAAAGGGCAGTTTTCTGGTGGATAATCAAAAAATATATTGGTGGAGCAAACTTAATGGTTTTTAAAAATGGACTGCAAGAGCCGTTAATTGTTGACCCAGCTTACGACAAATTAGCCGCAATGGCTCAAGTCTTCACAGGGGGTAAAGTTAGTAGTGAGGGAGGTGTGAATACTACCAAAGAATTTCTAAAAGACCCTTTGAAATCTTTTGCCAAAAATGCTGATTTGACAATAGAAATGCTACGACAAGCACAAGGCGTCCAGAATACAAATAAAATTCTTTATGCCAAAACTCCGATCAATGTTACCAAAATTGGACGAGATAATAAATCAATGGAAACAATTCGTTTGAGAGATATCTGTAATCAAGAAATCAGTTTTGCTTGTGGAATTGGTCGTGGAGTTCTGGACGCTGAAAATGCTAAATTTAACAACGCCGAGCAGATGAAAGATAATTTGATGAATTTTGTAGTCAAACCTTATCAAAGAAAATTTGAGCAATTAATTAACGAAATCTTTTTGCCTTTTTACTCACCAGAATTTGAAGCAAGGAGTGAAAAATACATTTTTGGTAAAGAAATCAATGAGGAAGACATCGCGGTTTTTAAAGCAAATACTGAACGAACTGGTATTCAAGCCGAGATTATACCCAAACTCATCGGCACTGGCTACGAATTAGATTTGGATAAAATGGTATTAGTCAAAGTTTCAACTCCGATCACCCCAAAAACTGAAAATACTGAAATCAAAAATAATGAAAAAATTGTTGAGAAAAAAATTGAAGCCAAAGCAGAAATCCAAAGCCAAAGAAGTCAAGAGCCAACTGAAAAAAAAACTTTGATTGAAAATATCCTTGACGGCACAAAATTCCAAAAATTCAATTCTTCTGTGGAAAATATTCTAACAAAACAATTAACAAACTATAACGAAAAATTAGCCAAATACGAAAATACCCAAGAGGCAATAGATAATTTTGACAAAGATTTTAAACCAATCAGCAATTTTGGTTTTGGAGTTCAGCAAGCTAAAACTCAACTTTTAATGTTTGGCAGGTTTGGAGTGGAAAGTGTCCAAAATGAACTTGGCAAGACTAAACGAGCAAATACAGACGGTTTTGACTTTCCTATGGAAGTTTTGGAAGTAATTGACATTCAAAGTCAAATTTTAGTCAAAGGCTGGGAAAGTCTAGGCACAAATCAACTGGAAATCGCAAGGCAATTTTTCCCTAAACTAGAAAATACTGCCAACGGCTCGCCATACAAAGGGCTTGACAATCAAACTGGTCAACAAGTTTTAAACATTCTCAAAAATGGACTAGAGCAAGGAATTGGCACAAAAGAAATTGCTAAAAATTTAAGTGAAAAAATTCCCGAAATTTCCAAAAGTAGAGCAACTTTGATTACTGAAACTGAAACATCAAAAGCCTTTCAAACTGCCAGATTTGTGGAGTATAAAAACGAAGGGGCAAAATGGAAAAAATGGTCAACTGCGCGGGATAAATTAGTTCGTGATTCGCATACCAAAAATATGAATCAAGGTTGGATACCTTTTGACAATTATTTTAGTAGTGGTGAGGTAACTTCTGGAACTGCCCCGCGATGTCGTTGTGATGTCTTATTTTCAACCGCAGAAGATAAGCCAAACTAAACATTGATTTTGACAGTTCAAACTCCAAACTATACTATTAAAATATCAAAATAACAATTATGGACAAAGAAAATATAATTCACAATCAAGAACCAAATAGCCTAATTTATCGGGCTTATGTTCCTTTACATCGTGAAAATTTATCAAAACTCCACACTGAAAAAGATGGTCGCAAATTTCGTTATGTTGAGGGTGCAGTTGTCTTAGACAGGCGAGATGTCCAAGAAAAAATGGGCTGGACTGATCAAGAAGTAAGTGACCACTATACAACTTTTTTTGAAATTAATGGATTTTTAACAGATGTTCGCAAAATAAATTATGATTTTAGACATCAAGGAATTTCCACTGGAGCAGTTGGTTATCGTTCTTGGGTCGTGGACGACTACGAAATTGAAATTGATGACAAAATACTTTTAGTTCGTGCGAGAATGCTTTCAGTCAAAGTCTATGAAGACAGTATGATAAGAATTAAGGGCAGAAATGGCGAAACTATAGAAGACGGCAACTTATTGGAAAACATTGAAAATGGACGGGTTTATACTTGGTCAATTGAATTTAAACCAGTTACCCAAGGCACGACCAAATCTGGAGTAACAATTTATAGAACTTACCACACGCCCAGAATTTCTTTTTTGGATGTTACACAAGGCATTCCTGACGCTGGAGGTTTTACTTTGAGAAACTATTTAGAAACTAATATAATCAATAATAACGAAAATAAGCAACTTAATTCAACTCTTAGTCTTCTAAGAAAATTTACTAACCAAAAATCTATGTCTATCTACAAAAAAGGCGATGAACTATCCCGCCAAATCAAATGCCGTGTAATGTCTGATTTTACCGAAAAGGACAGTAAAATACTTTATACTGTAATCATTGACGAGGGCGAAGAAACCGAAATGGATGAAACTGAGCTTGAGAGAATGTTTGGCAAACCAACCGCTGAAACTACCCCAAAATCAACCGAAACTAAACGCAGTGAAGAAAATCAAAGAGCTTGGGTCAATCAAACAGTTAAAAATAAAATTGGAGAATTTGGCTTGGTAACTGCTAAAACTTCAACCGTTGGAGCTGATAGTATAGAAACCTCTACTTATACAATCCAAAAGCTAAACGGCGAGCAAGTAATAGTTGATAAAATTGGCAATAATTACCAAATAACCGAGGGAAATGCTGAAAAAGAAGATTTTGAGTGGATGACAGCCGAGCCAGGTCAAATCATCTTTGAGTTAATGAAAAAACTTACCACTGCCCAAACCGTGCGTTCCAATCCTGAAAATGAAAAAGAAAAAGCTGAGCTTGAAGCTAAACTAACCGAAGCAGAAAGTCAGTTGAGAATTTACAAAGACAAAGAAACCGCTACAAATTCAGTTCAAAATTTAATCAAACCTACGGACTCTGTCAACATCCACTCTAGTGTGGATCAAAACGAGAGTGCCAATAAACCAGCCGAAATGAGTTATGAAGACTTATTACGTAAATATCCAACAACAACTAACTAAACACTTTTTTACAATACTATACTACAACCTATTATGGACAACTCACAAATCATCAAATTTCTTAAAGACCGAGAGGCTTTATCAAAATCAAACGCAACAAGGGAAGAAAGAATGGAAGTTTTTTCAAATCTAAGAGAATTAAGCGGTGGAAATTTAGTCAGCTTAATGGACACAGTTTTGATTTTATACCCAGATGCTCGTAAAGAGTTTAACATCACAATGGAAGACTGGACAGCTAAACAAGGCGTTAGATTTATGCCAGTCAACTATACTCAAATGGTTACTGATTTAAGGTCTGCCAACATTATTGACAATGAAACCTTAGAAAGAAGTGCTACAGCTATTGATACTGTAACTACCGCGGGTTTTGCAGGTTCAGTTCAAACAACCGTTGCTGATTTTATCCTACGAACTGTTGGACAACTAGGTAATATTTGGGGAGAAGTCAAAAAAGTTGATTTGAGAAATCGTGGTAGTTATCGCCTTACTGTCAACAATTCTAATGGAAAATCCCAATGGAGGTCTAGCCAAACTGCCAATTATTCCAGTGCAAATAGTGAAATTGAGGGCGGTTCAGCTGTTGTTGATCTCGTGCCAATCAGTTTTGGAAAAGTAATTAAAACAACCCTTGAATTTGAAAATGTTTTATCTGGTAATTTTATAGCTGAAGTTATCCAAATGTTGCTTGAACAACACACTAGGGCAAAAGATGACGCTGTAATTAATGGAACTGGAAGTAATCAACCTACTGGAATGAACTTAAACGCTTTGTCTGGAACTACTGGCAATCCATCCGCTAGCCAATTCAAATTAGGAGGCACTTTGGTTGAAACTGTTTTAAACGCTTCCGCAAAACTTTCCACTCTTAGAAAAGTTGGTAAAAACAAACAAGTTTTGTTTGCGAACTCAACCTTTGAAAGTAATCTTTTAACTGAAAGACTTCAACTGACAAACGATGATATGGCTAACCTAATCACTATCAAAGACGGCTCTGTAGTCAAAGTTGGAGGAATTAGAGTTGTTATTAACGACGAGGTAATCACTACTGACGCCAATAATAATTCAGTTGCTACTTTGGCAATTCCTGCGATGTATTTCTGGGGTGTGTCAGTTCCTGACAAAATGAATGAAGATCGTTCTGCTGGTTTTGAATCAAGCACTATGATTAGTAAAATTGAAGGTATTGCAGACGGCAAGCCAGGATTTAACAACGCTTTTGCAAAAATTAACTCTAACAATAACTAGTCCTTATGAAATCTTTTAAACTTTTAACCAGTATTACTCTTGATAAAGAATACAAAAAAGATGAGATTATAACCGAAAAACAACTCGGTTCATATCTAAATTATTTTGATTCTATTGGAGTTTTAGAATTTGTCAAAGAAGAGGTCAAAGAAGAGGTGATTTTACCCGAAGAAGTGGTGGATGAAAAAACACCAGAAGTTTTTCAAAAAGCTAAAAAATCAAACTAATTATGGCAATTTCTATTTTCACAGCTTTCAATCTTACCGCAGCCGCTCAACAGTCAACACCAGTAAATACCAGTAGGACTATAAATACTAGTTTTAACATCACTGTAGCCAGTATTGGCACAAATGTTGTTTTACGAGCTGAATATAGCCTTGACGGTGGCACAACCTGGACAAACTGTAATTCAGTTGATACTACTATTACCGCAAATGGTCAATATACAATTCCAGTTATGGCAAGTAATATCCAAGTGCCTTTAGTTCGCTTAAACTGGGTTTCTACCAGCACAGGCACTCCAACCGTTACTGGAGGTCTAAGAATGACTAGATAATAACCTTATGCCAAATTTCCCCTCTACTTATTTAACCAAAGACAATTTTTTAGCTTATATTGGACTTACTACTGACGATGTCAACATTGCCTTGTTAGATAGGATTATTTTAAGCTCAAACAAAATCTTATTTAAAGAGCTGGGGGGTCTTTTTTCATTGGAAACTAATAAAAGTCTAACTTTCCAACCCAACAAATCCAATAACATTTTTTCAATCGGTCTATGGCAAAAAACAAATCTAGTTGTTAGTATAATTCAAAATGGAACGGAACAAATCCAAAATGCTGAAAATTATATTTTATATCGCGTTGAGAACAATCCAGAAGTAATTTATGCGGTAGTTTTGAATACTAATCTTTGCCCAACCGACGAACTCAAAATAACTGGAACTTTTGGCTATTCTGCGGGCTTGCCAGACGAGCTAGATATGTTTGACGTGAATTTATACAAAATAATCAAACAAGCTATTCTGGAAGAACAAAACGATACTGACAGTGGCGGTCGTGGCGAAATAACCCAAGCTAGAATTGGCGAGATTTCCACTAGTTATGGCAACTCAAATACTAGTTCAAACAGTTCAAATAACAAGCCAAAAATCACTACTGAAACTTTACAGGGTGCTATTTTGACCGAGTGTTTGAGAATCAAATCAGATTTTAAATATGAGCTTGACATCGTAATTATCTAATATGAAAATCAAAATTAAATCACTTTTTCCAAAAAATTTTAGAGTTTCTGCTATTTTACAACAACCATCTGATAGGTCAAAAAAGACGGATGGTTATCAAGTGGCAGGCACTTTAATTGATTGTTATTTACAAGACAAAACTGGCGAATTAGTGGACGATGAGGGTCGTTTATTTATCGTTTGGGACATTTGGATACCTAGAAGTAGTTTTGGAATTAAAGAGCCTTTTATTGGTGATAAACTGGAAATTAACAGCCAAAAATTCACTATTCATTCTTTTCAAAAACAATTCAATTCACAAATTGAAGACCACTATAAATTTGGTTTAAAATTAGCAAATTAAAATCTTTACTAAAATCTCTTATGGCAAAATTCATCTGTTTAAATAAGTACAAAAAACTATTAAAAAAAGACAATTCTTGGGAGAGTTATCTCGGGCTTGGGATAAAAATATTAGTCAAATATTATACATATTTTGATTGCACCATAGTAATTGGAAAAATGGATAAAGGAGGCTCTCCTGTTATCTGCTCTTCTGGAAATAATATTTGGTCAGGAGTGATTTTTATTGACCCTGAGGCTGGTTTTAAAGAACAGTATGACGAAGAAACTAAAAATAGAAAAACCATAGCTAGAGATCATATGACCAATTTGAAAAAAGCAGATATTCCTTTAAAGCAAAAAAAACTAATAGATTTTGTTTTGGGAGTGGCTCACGAAATTGGACATTTAAGGCTAGCACAAGGTAGAACTGAGTCTAACCTAGGAAAACTAGGAAAATATGATAAAGAAGCTGACTTAGAATTAACCCAAACGCTCGAATACGAAGCCGAAAGAGAAGTTTATTTTTTGGCGAATGAGTTAAAATATAAAGATAAAACTTGGCTAGATATTATTGAACCTGAACCAATTAAATTTGAACATAATCTTAAAGACACTCTTTTTTATGTTAAAAATAAATTAAAATTATGAATATAAGTATTGATTTAACTGGTTTAGAAGACACTTTGAAAGCTCTGGATACTGATTTTGATGATATTTCTAAACAAATTGTCTCTAGAATTTCAAACGAAATGGAAATAACTGCCAAAGAAAACATTGACCAAAGAATTTATTCACAAGCACCAAGCCCAAGATATGTGCGAACTGGAAAAGCCAAAAAAGGAATTGTAAAATTTAACAAAGGAACTCAAGGGCAAGTTGTCGCAGATAGCAGAAAAGCTGGGGCAAGTAAAAATTACACTCCATTTTTAAATAAAAATAGTAAAATCAAAAAGCTAAACACTTTGTTTTGGGACGACGCAGTGAAAACTACAAAGAAAAATACAGGTAAAATTGCTGAAGAAATTATCAAAAAACATCTTAAAAAATAAATTATTATGAATAATCTACACTACTACACTTTTTTAGTTCAAAATGTTCTAGACACAAAAGGTCAAATAATGGATTTTGGGTTGGAAATAATTCAAATAGACTTGGCAAATGTCAAGGCTGGGATTTTGTCCGATATCTTAAAAACAAAAGAAGAGGAATTACTTAATCACTTAGAAGCTGTTTGTGAACTTTATTTTAGTTTGGAGGAAAATGACCAAATCTTAAAAAATCGTATTATAAATCTGCATAAAATAGAGGTTGAACAAATTGCTGAAATTCACAAAGATAAACTTTCTAAAGAGCAATCTGCTTATGTTTTTATTCACAAATTTTTAGGATTATAAGATTATGCTTATCAATTCAATTATTACCGCACTTGCAGATTTACTCAAAACAATTTCTTACGACAGCTCAACTCTCAGTGACTTGGGACTGGTCAAAACTTACGAAGATTTTGAATTAGATAAATATGGTAGTGAAATTCAAGTTTATTTTGACACCTTAGAAAGCAGAATTGCCGATAACGCCACAAATCAAAGGAATTTATCAATAAATATAGATATTTGGTGTGATTTGGTAGGCAAACAAGAGCAAGGAGTGGCAAACTCAAACGAATTAACCGAGAAAGTTTTAGAAAAATTAGAAAAGTTTTTGCCAAAAGTTGGGTCAAGTATTCCAAATCCAAATAATATCCATGTTAATAATAATCTAATCAAAGCTAGTAAATTACGAGTAGCCGACGGTAAAGCACTCAGAAGAATTACATTTGAAGTTTTTGAGTTTGTCTCTACGATATAGCTTTGACAGTTCAAACCAGAAATAGCACTTTTAGAGTGTATAATTTTGATATGTCAAAAACCACACCGCAACCACCGCAACTCTTTGGCTTCAGTTTTCCACTTTTTGGGTTTTCTTGCGAAGCCACAAGCCTAGAAGAAGCTCAAACACTTTTACAATCTTTTATAAATAATCAATAAATATGTCTTTACAATTAGGAAGTCAACAATTCGCCGCTTTTAAGTTTGAAACTGTTCGCAATACCGCTGAACTTGTGCCAGATATTGTCTTTAAAATTAGTGAAGATAGTGTAAAACTGGAAAAAGAAAATGTCAATGACGCTATTATTTACGGCAATCGTGATAATAATTATGAAAATAGATTTACTAAAAAATCAGTCAAAGGTAAAATCAAAGGTATAATAAATACAAAAGATTTGGGCTATTTACTAAAAATGGCAATGGCTCAACCTACCAGCTCAACTACTCTTGGGGCATCTACTCACACTTTTAGACCACTAAATTTGACCGCTGGAGTTGCTAACTTAAATTTACCAAGTTTTACTTTCTTTCATTCTCGTGGGGCTTTTGGTATTCATAAAGCTAGGGGTTGTGCGATTGACGCTTTGACTTTGACGGTTGGCGAAACTGAAACCACTTTTGAGGCTGATATTATGGGGCTTGATGAAACTGAAGTAACCAATGGAACTGAAATTACAAACATTAGAGCGGCGATTAGTTATTCCACTCCTGATCCAAAATTAAACTTTGGAAATGTAGTTGTAAAACACGCCAGCTCTTTTGCAGGTCTTGTAGCGGGAACTGTTTTAAATGTCCGTCCAGATATTAAAATTTCAATCAAAAATAATATTGCTTTTGATTTGTCCAGTTCGTCAGCACCTTACGCTGAGGCTACAAACTTTAACACCTACGCACAAAAATTTGAAGCCAGTGTTGAATTATCTTTTTTTGCTAAAACCTCAAGCAAGGCACTTTTTGACGCTTTTATGTCAAACACTCCGTCAGCTCAAAACAGGGCTTTTGAAATCAAATTGGAAAATCAAAGTTATGGAGTTTTGGGAACATCTACCCTTTTCAATTCAATCACTTTTCAAATTCCACAAGCTCTACCAATCTGCGAGATTGAACAACCAATGGATGGGGCAATTTCAGTTAATCTAAAACTAGAAAATCTAATCAATACACCAGCACAAGGCTACTCAATTCAAGCTATTCTTACAAATCTAACCGCTAATTACTAATCTATTTTATGTCTACCGAAAATATCACTCCCGCAAAATTTGTTTTAAAAAAAGGTTTTACAATTCTTCCAGAACAAAGGCGAAAAATTCTGCAAATGCCACTTAAAGGCTTTGTTGCTAATCTAAATCAAACTACAAACGAGATGAAAATTCCAGTTGATTTGCTAAACAATAACCAGCAAGAACTTGTAGATTATTTGATTTGTCTAATTTGTGAGCAGGAAGACAGCGCGACTATTACAGAGGCAGATTTGTGTAATATATCAATAGAAGATTACAATAGCCTTAAAAATCTAATCAAAGAAGTCAACCCGTTTGGAGTTTTTGACATTAAAGCTGTCTAATATGGAATGGCGAAACATCTTATATCTTGGAATTTACAATTTTGGTAAAACTGGCGAGTGGAAAGAATCAATTTATCTTGGCAACGAATGCTTTGATATGAGACTAACCATAGACCAAAGAGACCTGATTGAAGATGTTTTGCTAAGCCTTGAAAATTGGACTTTTAGCGAACTCCAAAAAGTGAAAAAAGAAAGTGAAAAACAACCTATTTATTGTGAAATAATCAATGATAATGGCAAGTATGAAATGTATGAACACACCAAATACCAAATTATCAAAAAAATAATTAGTCGTTTTAAAGCTGGGCAAGCCGAAGCCCAAAACTCTAAAAAATAGTATGAAGGATTATGTTTTAAACCTTATTATTCAAGCCAAAAACTTGAGCCAAAACACCCTTAATCAAGTCAAGGGTCAAATTGGTGATTTGACAAAAGCAAGTCAAAGTTTGGCTAAAGACGGCTTTGATAAAATTGGAAGTGCGATAGATAACACGACTAATTTAATGAAAGTGGCAGTTGTTGGTGGTGGAATTTTGGCCGCAACCTTTGCTGGAATTGGATTTAATAACGCCGTCCAAATTCAAAGTGGAATGGCAGATGTCCAAAAATCAGCAGGCTTGGTTGGCTCTGAAATTAGCGAACTTAGAGATAAAATTTTAGATTTGTCCACAACCACCCAAACAAAGGCTTTTGATTTAATTGGAATTGCGAAAATTGGAGGAGCTATTGGCGTTGCCAAAGATGATTTATTGGCTTTTACAGCGTCAATTGACAAAGTTTCTACCGCACTTGGTGATGAATTTACTGGCGGTGCTGAGGAAGTAAGCTCAAAACTTGGAACTTTGAGAAATCTTTTTAAAGACACATCTGGAATAGCTTATAGTGATGCTATGATGAGAATTGGCTCGTCAATTAATTCTTTGGGGGCAAGTGGCACAGCAACGGGTCCAGTGGTTTCAGAGTTTGCTGCAAGAATTGGTCAACTTGGTCCAGCTTTATCGCCTACAATAACTGAAACTTTGGGTTTGGGTGCAGCTTTCCAAGAAATGGGTTTGAGTGCTGAAATATCTTCTGGTGGCTTGTCAAATATCCTTTTAACAGCTGGAAATAAAGCTCCAAAATTTGCTGAACAAATGGGAATTAGCACTCAGGCTTTTGACGAAATGATTAAAAAAAGCCCGAACGAAATGCTTTTGCAATTAGCTAAAAGTTTTGAAAATATCGCAGACGATCCGATAAAATTAGCTCAAACAATGACTACTTTGGGTATTGGCTCTCAAGAAGCCACCAAGGTAATGAGTTTGCTTTCGAGTAAAACTGATTTAGTTCGTGGAAAACAAAAATTAGCTAGTGAAGAATTTGCCAAAGGGACTTCAATTTTGGATGAATATAATATCAAAAATAACACAATGTCGGCTTTGTTTGGAAAAGCTCAAAATGTTTTTACCAAATTTTCAAGTGCTTTGTGGAACGCAAATCTAGGTGCGATTGGCGACCAATTCCAAAGGTTGATTGATTATGTTGCAAAGTTTGATTTTAACCCAATTATTCAGCAAGTTAGCGAATTAGGAGAGCTAATGAAACTAATTTTTGGCGGTGGCATAATCTTTGAAGACCAAATTCCAATGTTTATTTATGACATTGCTGAGGCTTTAGGTGGAATTGAAGCAAGGCACGGAGTTCTGGATTTTTTTGGGAAATTACGAGATGGATTTAAATGGCTCAAAGATGAATCAGGATTACTCAACCCTGTTTTATTTGGACTAGCTGGAGTTATTGGCACAGTTTTAGTCGGTTCTTTGGTTTCTTTGGCTGGAAGTGTAATTGCGGCGACTTGGCCGTTTGCATTACTCGGATTGGCTTTTAGTGGCTTGTATGTAGCTTTTCAAAACCAAGAACTGATCATCAAAACTTTGCAAGATTTGTGGGGACAGTTTACAGGAAAAATGACTGAGTTTGGTAAATTTTTTT